CGCGTCTTTGTCCAAGGCTGTCGCGTCTTTGTCCAAGGCTGTCGCGTCTTTGTCCAAGGCCGTCGCGTCTTTGTCTATCGCGTGGCTGGGCTTTGTATCGGCATCATCTTTAAAGTTCTCAACCTGTCGCGTTAAAACTAACCATGCTACTGCAAGCACAACGATGACAATGAGTAAAAAAACATAATCCCATCGCAACATAGCAATGTTTACGGGTCTATTAATAATATAGCAGAGTTTTCTTTGTCAGGGATGCAGTTTTACAAATGGCGTCGATGGATCATATAGCACGCAACCACCAACGTCAACCCTACCATCACAGCAGCTGCCGACACTCCCGCGACGCCCTTATTTGATGATCCACAGAAGCCCTCGACCGTTTTTTCGACAGCGCTCATGCAAGAAGGCCTTGTCAAACCCATGCTGCTAGGGATGTGAATGCTCCAGCTTCCGCGATTCGGACGAATGCAATCGATCTCGTGAAAGGTATACCAAGGCAATGACTTGATGTCGTTTAGGTACTTAGGCAAAATCATCTCTGCAAAGGCACCTTGTTCGTAGTCCTTTCCGGCCCAAGGTCCACCCCCTACATACTCCCACTTTTCCTCATCTTCGCCGTCGCTCTTCAATGCCCATGCATCAGGGTTGTAACAGCCGAGCCATTGTCGGAATATGGATCGCACCAACTCGTTGTTTTTGATCATGAACACGGCGGCCATAAAGGGAGAGCCCCATCCAGGAGGGTCCGGGCATATGATCATAGACTCGCTGCCTGTAAAGAAGTCGCGCAGATCTTTGTCCGCATTGAATACATGTGCGTCTGAATCCATCCAACACACGATATCGTGTTCCTGCTTTTCCATCAGCCGCAACATGGCAACCACTTTCCACCAGTAAGGTGAGTAGCCAGATATTCCTTTGCGAAAGACGATGTGTTCAATGTCATGTTTATCACAATATGCCTTGTTCTTTTTCATCGACCACTCGAAAAACGGATCGTGACGGTTCTCTAACTGGAGAATGGCAACACTCATTTACGAATATGCTTTATCTGAACATTTTATTATAAATGGAGTATTGGCACACACCTATTTTATGTGTCTCTAACTAAATGGAAACCGCACCTGTGGGCAGAAAGTTGCCATCTGACCTCGAGAACCCGATCGACGACGTCATGCTTAACGTGATCACCCGTATCCACCCCCTCTTTCGCAGCCTTGGATTCTCCGCGAATGGGATCACTGTATTGTCCGGCATCATACAGTTGGCAGCCGTCTACTGCTTATGGAACGGTGCTTATATTGCTTCTGCGATTCTGTACATCATCGGCTATTTCTTCGACGTCATGGACGGCTGGTACGCACGTTATTATCATATAACATCTGATATCGGGGATATGCTGGACCACGGTAAAGATATTATCGTTCACATTCTCCTTATAGCCGTTATCATCGCTTCGGATTTCCCCATGTGGTGGAAGCTGGGCTTCGTCGTGACATTCGTAGGGATGATGATCATCAATTCCGTCTACATCAGTTGCCAAGAAGCATATTACAACAAGCGCTATGAAGGTGCATCGTTCTTGATGTTGTCCAGTCTATGCACACAAGAAGACGCGGTCGACCGATTGCGCATGTATCGTTGGTTCGGTCCTGGGACATGCGTGACAGCGTCCGCTGTATTTATCGCCATCTTGTCAGTGGTGCAAATGAAAAAATGATATATTCTATAAGCATAATAGAGGATGTCGGCACCCATTCGAGCACCCTCGGCGACACCCTCTGCGCCGACACCAGTTGCGGCCTACGTTCCTTTGAATATGAATTATGCCCCGACGACTCTCAACTCGGCGAGCACGAGAGGTGCTCCTGCTTCGGCTCCATCACAAGCCCAATCCATGCAATCACTCGAAGGCTGCATGTATGCAGCAAGCGGCGAATGGATATGCAACACACGAGCCGCTGGACCTCTCAATTTGAGCATATATAAAAACTAGAGCTAGGAGCCATATGCTGCTCCCTCCGCATCTTTGTGCACAGTGCAGTAGCATATCCCGTGTTTATACTCGAATATGCGCATGTATACGTACGCCGGGTTCGCAAACAACATCGCCGCGACATCCATCCGATGATAATCGCGCCCTGCTTCGACAAACGGCAGCATCCAATTCAAAAACAGACTCTGATTCACCACCTCTTGATACAATCGTCCTTTAAAGCGTGCGTAGCCTCCGACATCCATGACGAATCGAAAGTCGCGGCCGTCGATCATCGTCACACGCGCCCACCCTTCGCGCCCGGCCATGGTAAACATCGGCGTCCCATTGTCACATTTCCTCAGATTTTGTTCGACCCAGAATGGCACGCCCATATCACAATACTCTCGTTTTTCCTTTAAGTGGCTCTCAGCAACTTCCAATGCGTCCAACGCATATGTTTTTCGTATGGCAACGTAGGCAGGATCTCTGAGCTCCAGTACTCAAACGTCATATTCGGATTCGCGAGCAGGTAATCTTTGGACCACGCTACATCTGGATTGGCTCTCACGACATCGATCGTAACGGTCGGGTTCATCGCAATTGAGCTAGCTAGCCGATCCATTGGTATATGTTCCTTCAGCCAATTCCATGAAAGATTCCGGTGAGAAGCTAGTGCGGCCCAATTCCAGGGTTTGTCCGCGTGTTTTTCAGTGAAATCTTGTGTGACTCCTAGATTCCTCGAAAGGCATTCCCAATTCCAAGGATAATGTACGTAGCAATCCACGATATCGATTATGTGGGGGTTTTGCGAGAGACACGCATAGTTCCACAGACCCATCTTCTCGCTCAAAATGAACTCGTCGCATGTAAGCTTGACCACCTTGGCCACATTGTCCCACACGAGCCCACAAGGTATGTCGTGTATGATCTCTGTCACATGGCGCCATTCTAGCGAAGGATTCAAGGATATATTCTGCCAATCCCACTCGCGCTTCTGTCGTTCTGCTAAGATAACGTCGACGGCGATGTTTTTTGATAGCCGGCTCCAATCCCAAGGTTTATCATGGTGCTCAACTACGTGATCCCATGTCAATCCTGGATGAGATGACACCTCGTTCCAATCCCAGGGCAAATGCGGGTTTGCAAAGACGACTTCCACCTGGATACCTGGATTACTAGAGAGCCGTTTATAATCCCAGGGCCAATCTGGATGAGCCTGTACATATTCCCAGGTGATTCGTGGGTTCGCTGAGGCGATCTGCACAGGTCCCGTTCCCGCAATGCTTGTGCGATCCTGGCTTTCGTCCATAAACCATTCCAGGAATTCGCGCATTTGTTCTGCGTGCGCGCTACATTTCGCGAAGAAAAAATTATCAGCTATTTCTAAACGACGATGGGAGCTCAGCAGTCAAGAGCACACGAACGTATCAATCAAATTCACCGGGAGATCGAGGCACGCGCCGTAAACACGCCACCGTCCTCTTCTGATTACGCTGCATTTCAAGCCTGGGAGAAAGAAAAGCTGCAAGAGATTGAGCATATCAAAGCCCAGTTGCGAGCAAAAATTTGAATCTGCAAGCGTAAATGCAGCGTTCCTTCAAAATGGCTTCACCTCAGACACGTTCACCTCCAGGGAGTCCGCCTCCGGCTCCCAAGCGGATGCGCCCCGACGAAACCTTGGAACATATTTTGGACGAGGCTCTCGCGAACAGCGATGTATACATCGATGAGATTCGCGCTATGGAGGAGCTCATCCAAACTAGAAATTGGTACCCGACTAAGAAAGACTTGGACTCCCTCATTGCCAAGTACACCATCGCTCCGAAAAATCGTTGCCTCGGATGCAGCGTAGACATGGGGCCTTCAAACCCTCGTCAATATTGTGAGAAGACGCGCTGTCCCTGGGTCTAAAAACCCTATACAACGCTCTTCCATTTTTCTCTCCGGATAACTTAAACAGGCGGTTCCATGCGTGAATCTAAAGAGCTAGTCAAGCTCGATAAATTGGCTGAAAAGAAGAAACTTGAGATGGACCAAGAAAAGCTAAGCCTAATTCAGGGAGTTCAGAACGTAGTGCTACCCTTCATTCGCAGAAGGAGATTGATTGTGTACGGAGGGACTGCTTTCAATCAGATTTTGCCTGAGCACGCACGTTTTTATAAAAACGATATCATCTCAGACTATGATTGCTTCAGTGTGAATGCCTATCGTGATGCTCGCAATCTAGCTGACCTTCTTGATACGAAAGGATATCGCTATGTTCACGTCAAACGAGCTGTTCACGATAAGACGTACCGCGTTTTTGCGGAGCAAATGTCTATCGCGGATATCTCAGTCATTTCCGAAGATTTCTATAGTCGTCTCATGTTTCTCTCTAAGAATGACTACGAGTTGCATCGCCTTCCCTTCATCCCGGCACCTCTCCATTTCTTACGATTCGCGATGTATAACGAGATGAGTAAGCCGCGAGAATCGGCGCGCAGATGGCACAAAGTCTTCACGCGGCTCGGACTCTTTCTGAATCATTTTCCAATAACGCCAGTTAATCAAACTCCCAAGTCGCCAACAACCTCTGGCTTGGTGTCGGAGGCCGATATGAAGCGCCTCGTGGCGAGCATTAAAAAAGTGGCCGTCGCCCAATCTCTCCCTATCGGTGGAATGGCCGTCATCGCTCCTTTCCTCGGAGAGTCTGCTACAGATGATTGGCAAGGTACGATGGGGATGATTGATCTTCTCAGCATGAACGCCAATGCGACTGCGGAAACGGTTGCAAGACGCGCTGTCGATGTCCTCAAAGCGCGCCCGGCAGACGTGGATATCATTATCGAGACCAGGCCGTTTGGAGCGTTTGCATCCACGACGTATGAAACGACCTATGTGTCAGACAATGAGCCCATCTCAAATGTCGTCATGCTTCCTGAATACATCGTGTGCGTAGAGCGCCGCGGCACACCAAGTCGCGTGAACATCGCCAATATCTACGACGCCCATTACTCGTGCAAGTCCGTATATTCGAAATACAAACCGGTGCATATGTCGTGGGACACGATCATGACGATTCTCTTTGGGCGCATGATCGTTCAGGACGCAGATGATTTAAAGAAGCTCGTGGAAGCGATAGAACGGAAGCTTAAAGTGGTGCATGTAGCGGATCGCGTCAGCATAGATTGCTACGGACACACCCCCTCGAAAGAGGAGGTTATGCAAAAGCGATGGGACGAACGCTTGAAAACCGTTCTATACATCCCCAAATGAGTCATCACACAATCCATTTCAGGGTACATATGCCGGATCGCCGTGGCGTCGTGCATGTCCACTTGCATCGGGATTTGCCCATGAGACTGATTACAGAATCAGTCGACGACGGCTATGAGAAAGCAATCCTATTTCTGCGCGGGGAACCCATACAACCACATCTATCTCCTCGAGATATGGGGCTATATCCGCATATTATTTATCATGTTTACGCTCGTCGCCCACATTCTAGGGCCCCCGTATTTTGTGAATGGTTCCGGAAGTTCAAAAACTATATTCGTAATATGTAATGAATGAGGTCCCCAATCGGTTTTTTACTTGCAACAGTTATCCTAAGTGTAGCCCTTTCACAAAGCTTTCGTTTGCATCCTCTTAAAGAGGGGTTCAATGCAAAAAAGAAACATGACATGCGAGTCTATGTTCTCTTTCATGACGATAAATCAAAGCAGATAGCGAGCTCTTTTGATAAGTATGATTGGTCGGTGCCTTATCAGTTAGGAAAATCAATCTATATGGAAAGCGCCTTCCTGCCTTATCTCGCCTCGGTTCAAGAAGATTGGGAGAAAAAGGATTACGTTGGCATGATCACGTATAATATCATGCGTAAACAAGTCATTGATCAAGATATTGACATGAGAGAAATTGTGAATGCCAGCGATGGTGCGGACTTTATTGCCTTTTATGGGCTGTCTGTGCCGAATATGGTCGATTATGCAGAGGATAAACACCCGGGATTCAAGAACATATGGGTGAAGCTCTTGACAAAGATGGGCTTCTCTAAGGAAGACATCGACGCCCCTATCTCATTCTTCCAGTGCAATTGCTGGATGGCGAAGCCCGAGTGGATGGTCATGTATCTCGATTTTGCTCGAAGGGCTATGACTATCCTTGACGAAGACCAAGAGATAAAGGCGCTGTGCTATCGCGATGCTTCGTATACGAGCAATCTGAGCGAAGACCAACTTATGAAGATTTATGGTGCACCATGGTACACGTTCCATCCGTTTATTATGGAGCGTCTGCCGTGCTTCTTTGTCAAGCAATTCGATGCGAAGCTCTATGCGAAAAACATCGGGCCTTATGCGGCGGAGTTTATTCGTTGAGAAGGGCCTTATGTCCGAAGGAGCCTGTCGAAGACGTCGCACCACGGCCGCTCTTCCTTTCCGTCCAAGCGCTCTGGTAGCGGCTTATTGTCGTCATCATCGTACAAGGCAAACTCTTGCACACGTCCATTGTTGTTTACGAAGAGCACGTCGCCGACGAAATCGAGTGTGAGCAAGACTTCATTTTTATGTTTGGCATCCAGGAATCCATGGACCTCCACTACGTAGTTGTCGTTGCACGTATAACGCCCACCGTACAAATTTGACATGGCCAGCTTCATGTACGCCAGCTTCTTATCAGAAGAAGCAGCGAACCACCGCATTTAACGAGATGTGCTACTACTAATGATGATTGATATCATTTGTATCACTGAAAAATCAAATTTTTAAGGGGCAGTTCCGTTCAACGTACCCTTATTGATATACGTGACGGTGTAGTTGTTCGCTTTTATCGCGCTTCCGCTTGTTCCGATGGCACCACCAGAGTTTAAATTGCCACGAAAATAATCGTAATTAGATTGTGTGTTACAGTTCTCATTATTTATAGAACTTCCACCAGCCCCAGCACATCCCCAATTACCTTTCATGCACGACCAATTATTCAATGCAACATAATTCTTTCCAGACCCTCCAGCTCCACCACCACTGATTATTCCAGTGTTATTGAGGTTTATATTAGTTCCAAGAGATATTGCATCACCACCCGGTTTACCACTTTGTGGAGGATTTGCTATGTCAAATATGCAATAACCTATCATGTTTGTTGTGTACCCTCCGCCGGCTCCTCCAGCTCCTCCAGCTCCGGTGATATAAGCATCTTTTGCAACATTGAGAGTGATCGTGGAGCCTGTCGGGAACGTGCCCGTTGTCATGGCAGGAACGTTGGCATCGGTGCTATAACAATTTTTGCTCAGGTTCACAGTCAGGTTCACGGGCGCCACCGTATTCCAGTTAGGATAAGCTGCTTTGAAATCATTTAACAAATTGACACCTGAGCTGAACCCTGTATAAGTGATCGTACCTGTCTGAACGTACTGATTAAATAGCGTAGTGACAGCGGCAGCTGTTAGCGCAACATTGTGAATCCGGAATTCGTCGATGATCCCGGCGAAGGGTCGATATCCAGACCCGACAAAGGATGTGGTCGCGTTATCAGCAATTCGGAAAGTCGCCCCTGCTGCTCCTGCGCCGACGCCGGTGGTCACGCTAGGACATGCGACACCGTTTACATAGAGAACAAGAGATTGCGAAGGCACAAATGCCACTGCGAAATGGTACCAGGTATTCACTGTGATAGCGGTGCCGTTAGCCACATTCCCAGCAGCCCCGGCATTCGGATACAATGTACATGCTTTTGTCGTTGGGTCAGTGTAAGCAAGAAGTTGCAAATACTCTGTCGACCCAGAACCGAATTCCCAGACCGTAGAATATTGTCCAGGGTTGGGGAGCATGGTGAACTGGACCCAGCCGCTGACAGACATCAGCCTAGATACATCGTATGTGGTCGATAGGGTCAAGAAGTTCGACGACCGATTGGAAGTAGCCGTCGAATTGGTCGTGGGGTAGTTTGCTTCATTCGCGAAATAAGCGCCATTTCCGATGATAGCCGGATTGTATTTCACAGTCCCATTTGCATTGAATGCGTAATTACCAGTAGAATCGATGACATTCGAATCGAAGGGGCAATAACACGCGATTGTGGAAGGAGGAGCGACTGGAGGAGCGACTGGAGCGGCTGTAGGAGCCTTGGCTGGAGCGGCTGTCGGTGCCATCGCTGGGGCAGCTACAGGCGCCACGATGGGAGCGCCTATAGGCGCACTTGCAGGAGCGCCAACGGGTGCCATGACGGGAGCGCCTATAGGCGCACTTGCAGGAGCGCCAACGGGTGCCATGACGGGAGCGCCTGTAGGCGCACTTGCAGGAGCGCCAACGGGTGCCATGACGGGAGCGCCTATCGGCGCACTTGCAAGTGCGCCAACGGGTGCCATTGCAGGAGCGCTGACAGGTGCCATCACTGGATCACTTACAGGTGCCGCTGTTGGATAGTTGAAAGATATAGGGGCACCCATGCCAGTAGGAGGAGCTGCTTGTACTACAGCCTTTGCGATTACAACCGATGCCAAAGGCACGGCTTCCACCTGATATGTCCCGTACAATTTCAAGGGCAGGTAGCCGTTTGGCATCGCTAGCAAATTGTATTGTTCGAGAGAATGTGCACTGTTTTGGTTGAACGTAATAGCCAATGCGTTTGCACTGTTTACAAAGGTTGCTCGCTCTTCTGGATCGGAGCTTATCTTATATTGAATTGAGTTGTTGTTATACGCATCTGAATACATATTGTAAGCAGTATTCACATATTTTACTGTTGCTACGTATGACGTTTTAACCTGGGTGGTGTTTTGTTGAGACCCTGCACTACCGTCGATCGGTGGGTTTAATGGGAATGACGGTGCATTAAGTTTTACCGGAAACGCGAGAGCTGCTACTGGACCCGCAGCTCTAGTTGCTGCTATTGGAGGGGCTGCAACTGCATTCGCAATCTGAGGTTGCGACGACATAGATAAATACATGAATGCGATTACAATCATGACAACAAGAAGACATGTCACAATAAGTACTCCAGACATGATTACTATACAAAAAGAATATTATCGGGTAGAAATTGCGACTGGTCCTGATACAGGCGCTCTCGAAGGAGCTGACGAAGGCGCTGCAGAAGGCGATGACGAAGGCGCTGCAGAAGGCGCTGACGAAGGAGATGACGAAGGCGCCGCAGAAGGCGACGAAGAAGGGGCTGACGAAGGAGATGACGAAGGAGATGACGAAGGCGCTGCAGAAGGCGCTACAGCATTTGACCCCGAGTAGTTGAACGACACTGGGGCACCCATCATGGTTGGCTGAGCTGCCTGAACCTCTTTCTTTACTACCACTTGAATATAGTCTCCATATAATTGCAAAGCCATGTAACCATTAGAGGTTGCCTGAGCATTGTACTGTTCGAGAGCCCGACCACAATTCTGAGTGAAATTCGCCGCCAACACATTCGTTTTGCCGATGATATTCACTTTCTCTATCTTGTCAATGCTTGCATTGTATTGGTTCAACATTTTGTTGTACGCTTCTACATATATGACATAGGCACTGTTGATATAATTCAGAGTGCCCTGGTACAAAGCCTGAACCTCGGAGGTATTTTTCTGGGGCAGATTACCTTGAACTGGCGGGTTTGGAGGAAACGATGGCATTTTCAGCTTTGCGGGAAACGTTAGAACTGCTACAGGACTGCTGGTTGTGATATCTGTAGTTGTATCTACAACATTCGTGGTATTGGTCGAAACCACGGTAACATTTTGCTTAGCAGAAGACATAGCAAAAAATATAACTGCAATTACAATCATGAAAATAATAATAGATGCTGCTGCGAGCAGTTCAGACATAATTACTATACAAAAATAAAATTATTCTCAGATTATTGCACTAAACCATTCACAGTGCCTTGATTCGTAAACGTCACGTTGAAGTTGTTCTTACGAATGGCTACTCCACTTGTTCCGATGGCGCCTCCACCGCATGACGAAGTCAGGCTGCTGCCACCAGCGCCTCGACACCCGGCGGGTCCAGTGCTACATTCCCAACCATCATTCCTACATCTATTAGAATCCCAACAAGACCATCTAGTCCAATTGCAGTCCTGTTCAAATCTTTTACAAACACATGACGACCCACCTCCAGCTGATCCGGCTCCTCCTCCGCTAATAGTCCCGATGTTGTTGATGATAACATCTGTTCCAAGGCTGATCGCATCACCTCCTGTGCCTCCTGCTACCCTACCCCACCCACTGACCCCACCAGCACCTCCAGCGCCACCTGCTCCAGTCACAAATGCACCTGCAACGATGTTGAGAGTGATTTTCGAGGTAGCTGGGAACGCTCCTGTCGTCAGAGCCGGGGTTGCGGGATCACTACTGTAATTGTTTCCGCTGATGGTGACTGTTAAGTTCACAGGCGTTGTCCCATTCCAGCTTGGATTCGCTGCTTTGCAATCGTTAAGCAAATTGATGGGTGTTGTCGAGTCTTTGTAAGATAGTGTGTATGTAGGGAGCCCCGCAGGCACCGCTACAGGTGCTTTAGACATTGGTATCGTAAATGCGGTTGTCGGTGCGGTCCATTGTTGTGACATTGGTACTGCTCCTGATGTCACTTGTGTTGCCACTTGTGTTGCCACTTGTGTTGCCACTGGTACTCCCCTGGCTGTCACTTGTGTTGCCACTGGTACTCCCCTGGCTGTCACTTGTGTTGTCATTGGTACTGCCCCGGCTGTCACTTGTGTTGCCACTTGTGTTGCCACTGGTACTGCCCCGGTTGCCACTGGTACTGCCCCGGTTGCCACTGGTACTGCCCCGGTTGCCCCGACTGCCCCGACTGCCCCGACTGCCTCGGCTGCCACTGGTGCTTTTCCGTAAGCTTGTGCGACTTTTGAAGCCATTTGCGAAGCGCCTGATTCTACTTGTGCTACTAATGTGCTGATAAAAGTTGTGCCTAAGGCTGAAGGCTGAAATGCGGTGGGATACCCTGAACCATCCGATGGTGCAGCGGTTGCCTGGTCTGCATTCAAACTCGTGTATCCATTCGTACTTGCCATAGTGTTATATTCATTGATAGCATTATTGGCTGATGTGTTATAATCTTGTGCAGCTTGATTCATCGAATCAACAATCTGTGGTTGAGATGCAATTGAAGTGCTTGCATATTGTGTCGAGAGAGAAGCATACATGCGAGCATAAATAGCATAGGCTTCATTGATTTTTTTCAATGTTGTTTGGTATAACTGCTGCATAGTTGATTGGTTAGATTGTTGTTTTCCAACTTGAATCTGCGGCTTGTCTGGGAAGTTCGGTAAATTGATTTTGTTCGGGAAAATAGCTGCAATTTTACTCATAACTGATTCACCTACTGGTGCATAAGAAGTAACACTGGAAGGTTGAAATGCAAATGGAAGAGCTGTTGAGGTTTTCACAGGTGCTTGAGCTGCCATTTGGACAGGTGCTTGAGCCGCCATTTGGACAGGTGATTGAGCCGCCATTTGGACAGGTGCTTGAGCCGCCATTTGGACAGGTGCTTGAGCCGCCATTTGGACAGGTGCTTGAGCTGCCATTTGGACAGGTGCTTGAGCTGCCATTTGGACTGGTGCTTGAGCCGCCGGTGTTTTAATAGACGCGTATTTTCCGACAGGTGCTGCCATGGGCGCTGTTGCAGGTGCTGCAACCGGGCCCATTGATTTGTCTGATCCCATATACGCAATGCATACTCCAACAATAAGCAAAAAGGCAGTAATCAAGGATACTATGATAATAGGCCCCATATATTTAATTACTAGAATAAAAAAAAGCACATATAGCTTTGCTTATTATTATAACAATCCATGTCGACTAATGTATTGCAAACCGTACTGACACGTTGTCTGGGACCTATCGATGGATGGGTTGACACACTTAAGCCCACTGCAAACACCGCGTATAATTATGTTCATTTCACCCCCGTTCAAACCCTTGGAAAATCGGGGTCCATGTATTCCATCGCAGACCAGAACGAGCTTGCGCTAGAAATCCAGAGCCTTAATAACCTGGCAACCACCATCGCCAAAATCCACGACGTTCACGGAATGCGTTCCATGGTCGACATTGTATTGAATCATACCGCCGCAGATTCCCCGTGGCTCCAAAAACATCCCGAGGCCACATACGGGCCTCACAACTGTCTGCATCTTAAAGCACCTGAAATCCTCGACGCTGCCCTGTGTTCATTTTCACAGAAACTCGCCCTCGAAAGTCCCAGCATCAACAACGACGATGACCTGCGACACGTGATGAACCAGATGCGGCCGATTGTTTTCGGGCTCAACCTCCATGAGCATTACCCATCTCATCACCGTCACACGATAGACGATGCGCTCCACGCAGCCTTACGCAACATCGAGAATACCGTTCGCTACGAGCGCTTACAACAACGCTTGGGACCTATAACCGAAGCGAGCCCCCTCGTGCAGCCCTATTTCACGCGCATCGGTGATGTCGCCATGGCGAACAACGGCTTCATCTGGAATCATGATCCCCTTGACGACTTCATTGGCCCACACTCATTGGCCTATCTCCGACGCGATATCATCATCTGGAGCGATTGTGTGAAGCTGAACTACGGTGCCGACCAAAGCTCTTGGCTATGGGGCCATATGGAGAGTTATGTTCGTTCCATGGCCTCCATCTTCCACGGCCTTCGCCTCGACAATGCACATTCTACGCCTTTGCGCGTAGCCGAGTACATGCTTCAGTGTGCCAGAGAAGAACGCCCTGACATCTACGTCATCGCGGAACTTTTCACCGGGTCCGAAGCTACAGACCGCATGTTTGAAACCCGTCTAGGTCTCGATGCTCTCGTCCGCGAAGCCATGCAGGCGTCGAGCGCCGAAGACCTCGCTCGTCTGGTGACACTCTATTCTGCTAAGCCGGCGATCTTCTATGATTGTACTCACGACAATGAGACGCCTGCTCAAAAGCGCACCGCCAAGGACGCCCTTCCGAATGCGGCTATCGTCGCCTTCACAAACTGCGCCATCGCATCGGTCCGTGGCTATGACGAACTCGTCCCCCGGAACCTTAGCGTGGTGACGGAGCGTCGACCCTACGCGACACAAACGTCGACATCATCAACTATTCCCAGCGACGTTCTTAATTCATCCACAATGTCATGCACATTTACATGGAACTACCCAGCCACACACGTCCTTTTAAAAGGCAGCTGGGATCAATGGACTGATGCGACTGCCCTTGTGAAAACTCCCGACGGGTTTGCCTGCGCTCTCGAGCTTCCTTTCGGTTCCTATCAATACAAGTTCATCGTCGACGGCGAATGGCGAGCGGATCTGTCTAAGCCGATGCGCGACATAAACAATCATGTCGTCGTCGAATCGTCCATCCACTCTACTGATTTGACGAATGCCAAGATGCTCCTTAATACATTGCATAGTGAGATCCATGCCTATACAGAGACTCGCGTCGCGCGACAAGACCAAGTTATCATCGTCCAACGTTATAACCCACACACCTTCGAATCTATGTACCTTATTGCCCATACTGCTTTCGACGAGCAACGCCAAAGCTCTTGCTCATTTACCGTAGACGGCTCCATTGAGCCCATGTTTGCGATCTCTTTGAATGTGCCCGAACAGACGTTCCAAGCTGACGCGAAAACGATCAACGGCCTTCGTGGAGACTGTCATGTTTATTCAGGACTGCAATTTGCACATACGTTCTCATCTCTAGACGGGTCTGAAACGGTGATCAATTATTATCTCGACGCCGGCTCCATTATCGTCTTCCGCGCCAAAATAACGCCCCCTCCGCTTCCCCCACACGACCTCCTTGATACGATGACTCTCCTTGACCTCAATGCGTTATTGTATCGATGCGCAGCCGAATCAGATACATCCCCCTATGTCATTCCCGGATATGGACCCCTCGTGTACTCGGGACTTCAAGGCATCGTGTCGGCTTTCAAACAGAGTCGCGATGCAGTCTACCATCATTTGCGTGAAGGCGACTGGCTTATGCAATACACTGCAGCACTCCATCCGTGGTTGACGAAAGCCGTCGCCATTGTCACGAAATCCGCCCCTCTCAAATGGGCCCCAGCTTTCTTCGAACGCATCGTCACAGACCTATACACACTTGCCCGTGAAAGAGCCGCGCTCCAGATGAACCTACCCGCCGACGAGTTGGTTCGCGACCTGGCGATGGGGTCCGTGCAAATGTGGGGGCTCTCTGAAGGCAAAGCGTCGATGGCCGCGGGTCTTCCGCACTTTTCTACAGGATATATGCGCACATGGGGACGCGATACGTTCATCGCTATGCGCGGCCTTCTAATCAAGACGCAGCGATGGGGAGAGTGCGTCGAGGCCTTCAAGGCGTTCGGATCCGTTGTGCGCAATGGCCTCGTCCCCAATCTCCTTGACGGCGGCAAGAATCCGCGCTACAATGCTCGAGACGCCACGTGGTGGTTCTTGCAAGCGTTGCAGGATTATGTGAAAGCGGCCCCAGACGGTGTAAGCATCTTATCGATGCTCGTTCCTCGGCACTTCCCGCCTCCGGAATCGGAACCCTCTTCGCCGACGCATTCGCATTGGTGTTTCGCCGAGATCATCCAACATATCATGGAGCATCACGCCAACGGGATTCACTTCCGCGAGTTTAATGCGGGACCTGCGATCGATTCACATATGAGCAGCGACGGGTTCAATATCAGAATCCAGTTTGAACCTGAGACCGGGATGCTCTATGGTGGGAGCGCCTCCAACTGCGGCACATGGATGGATAAGATGGGTCATCATGGAGTCCCAGCCACTCCTCGAGACGGAGCTGCCATCGAAATCATCGGGCTCCTCAAGTCCACGCTCCGGTGGCTCCAACAATTGCATCTCGACTGCGCGTTTCCATACGAGGGCGTCTCCATCGATGGCGCCGAATTCGTAACCTATGTAGAATGGGATCAGCGCCTGAGTGAAAATTTCGAGCGACTGTTCTGGGTCCCTCTCGACAGCACGCATAAATACACGAACCGTTGTGGCATTTATAAAGACACCGTCGGCAGCACTGCCGAGTGGAGCGACTTTCAGCTGCGCCCGAATATGTGCGTCGCCATGGTGGTTGCACCAGAACTATTCAAAAAAGATAACGTCATTCACGCTCTCAAAGTCGCCGAAGTCTTGCTGGGTCCTTTGGGCATGAAGACGTTGGACCCCTCAGATATGAACTATCGCCCAGACTATGATAACTCCAATGCAGGCCCCGATCCTAGTTTGCAACTGGGCTTCAACTATCACCAGGGTCCGGAATGGCTATGGCCCATCGGGTATTATTGGATGGCCAAGCTGTTACATGACCCAGAGAACACAACCCACGAGACCGTCACAAAAGCTCTGATGCCGCACAGAGAGATGCTGAAAAAAAATGCATGGGCGTCTCTTCCCGAGCTCACTAACGGTGGCGGCGCCTTCTGCAAAGACTCGTGTCCGGCTCAGGCGTGGTCTCTAGGGACTATTTTGGAGGCTGTTCTCTACTAAACGAGATGGTCCCTGTGATAAGATACTTGTCACCGCTCATGATTTTCGGTTGACAGATCGGATAGAGCCATGATTGTGGGTATATCAATATAGATCCTTTTTTCGAAGCAATCGATTCTGATGATTGCGTGAAGTGATTAAAGAGGCTCAAACCAGTCTGGTTATCATTCAAGTGGATTACGAATGAAAACGCACCTACCCTATTGGACATCTCGAAATTCCAACGTTTTTTGAAGAACGCAGGCATATATTCTAACGAAAAATCAACGTCCATACATCTTTCCTGATTCCATTGAAGCAACTCCGCAAGTGATGGAGTAGTATCTTTCATATGATTAAAATACGTTTCTACCATGCTGTTCAGCATTCCGCCTTTATAATCGAATATAGCATCCATTTTTGATGTATCTTTATCTTGTATCGCAGTCTTCATTAGAGATTGTAACTCATCACACTCTGTTCCATTTAATACATTTTCATAGTACCAAATGTAGGGAAAAGAGGGACTAATGTGCATGGTCTGTATCTTGATTGTGTAGATCTCTACTAATCTCCCTTCCTCTATTGATTCTCCGAAATATCCATGAGAAGGAACATGGTAATTTTGGCATTGCAATATAACGGCTTTATTATAACGTATCAGTTCGGTTGATATTACACGGAAACGCCCCTTCAATTCTTGTGCGTCTAGTGACCCTAAATCTTTGTATACTAAATTGAAGTTCTTGGAATAATAATTGGAATCATACATGGCTCTCTTGTATACATATGACCGAATTCCACTTTCAACATGTTCCACGTATTGTTCTAAATCTTCGTTGTGATGTGTAGGTGTCAATGAAATCACTACTTGATAATCAGCTTGGTCTGCATGTACACCTACATTGCTATCGTGATGTGAATTTGCAATGCGATATCCATGCCAAAACACGTGCATTACCATGCCTTTCTTTTTGAAATAATCCTGCAGTTTAATATAGGACTCGGAACATGGGTCGTATGCGTCTGTCTTAGTAATTCCAGGTCGAATATCAAATTGTAAAGTAGGGTTTCGCAATGCCAATGCATATTCCCGCTCTTTCTCGGGGTTTGTGTAGATGTTTTCGATTACATCAAACTCATTAGTAGGTTCGTTGTAGGACATAGTATAAAAACGAATAAGAGCTATGTTCTTAAATCGTGATCTAAGTGAATCGCTTCATGTTTTCTTCGAACATCTTACCCAGACGCTCGAGAGATGCGCGGTAATCCGCCGAGCGCTCCTTCCACTCCGGCCACAAGAGATCATCGGCTACGCCAGTACATCGCGTCGGCACCTGCAAATCAAAGACTGGTAGCGTCCTGCTCTCGGCCTTGGCGAGTTCACCGTTATGGATCGCATCGATGATCGCGCGTGTCTCTTTGAGAGGCATCCGGTGCCCGCGACCGTAGGGACCATTGACCCATCCTGTGTTGACGAGCCAAGCTTGAGTACCATGTTCCGCCATCTTTTTGCTCAACATATCCCCATAGACTTTGGGATGTCGCACCAGGAAAGCCTCGCCGAAGCACGCCGAGAAGGTCGCTGTTGGGTCTTTTATTCCTTGTTCCGTGGCCCCCATCTTGGCCGTGAAGCCGCTGATGAAGTGGTATTGAGCCTGCTCCGGTGTCAGCTTGGAAACGGGTGGGAGGACGCCGAAAGCGTCGCACGTCAGGAAGATGATGTTCTTCGGATGGCCTCCGACTGCCGGCATTTTGACTCCAGGGATGTATTCAAGGGGATACGATGCCCGCGTATTCTCCGTAATAGAGACGTCGTTGAAATTCACGATGCGCGAGTGCTGATCATAGACGACGTTCTCGAGCACGCTCCCAAAGCGTATCGCGTCCCAGATCTCGGGCTCTTTTTCCCGAGTCAAGCCCACGCACTTGGCGTAGCACCCGCCCTCGATGTTGAAGACGCCGTCGTCGGACCAGCAATGCTCATCGTCGCCGATCAGACGACGCTTCGGATCCGCGCTCAATGTCGTCTTCCCTGTCCCGCTCAACCCAAAGAGCAGCGACACATCGCCGCCAGCGCCTTCGTTCGCCGAGGCATGGAGAGACAAGACGCCGCGCTCCGGCATCAAATGATGCATAATCGTGAAGACCCCCTTCTTCATCTCGCCTGCGTATTGTGTACCCAGAATGACCATCTCTTTCGTCCCCAGGTTAAGATCCACAGAGGTATTCGACGTCATGCCTGCAGTCAATGCATTCGCCGGGAACTCTCCTGCGTTAAAGATCGTATAGTCAGCGCCACCCTCGAAATCTGAAGCCAACTCCTCGCGAGTGGGTCGAATCAGCATGTTGCGCATAAAGAGCGCGTGATAAGAGCGACACGACACTACACGGACTTTGATACGATACTTGGGGTCCCACCCGGCGTAGCCGTCTTGGACATACAAGCGCGGACGCGTATTCAAGTAGTCGGCGGCGCGGACGCGATTGATCTGCCATGACCTATCGTCTTGGGGAATATTGACCTTGCCCCACCAGACGTCTTTTGCTGCCGCGCATTCGACGATGCGTTTGTCGTTGGGCGTGCGCCCCGTTTTGAGCCCAGAATAGGCCGTCAAGGCCCCGGTGGAAGTGATGGCAGTGGGCCGCGTATCGGGGTCAGTAGCAGGCATCTGGAGACCGATCTCGTAGAGTTCACCGACACTCAGATTCCTGAGCACTTCGCGATTTCGGATCCCCAGTCGCAAAAGCGAGGGGTGCCCTCCGATTTGTCTAACACCATTGACGACGAGCCTCTGCATCTATATTACGTACTTATTTATTAAAACTTTATATCCCTTAACAACTAATGAATAACGCATCTCATACCCTTGTTGCGCTATGTATGGTCATATCACTGATTGTTGTCCTCTCAGTCTTTTTCATGAATTCGAATATGAACGAGCCCTTTCTCAATAACCCAGATACCATCTCCAAGCTAGTCTCTGCCTATGTCATCAACCTTGAAAGAAACAAAGAGCGCTTGAACCATTTTCGCAAGTCATATGAATCGGCAGATCTTGGGAATCTGATACCTTGTAACCGCTTCGAGGCTATCGACGGAAACACGGTACCTGTGCAAAAATATGTCACCCCTGAAATCTTCACCGGCATCAAAGAAATCGACGCGACGAACCGGCGCACCAGCATGGGTCAACTTACCAGGGGCATGATCGGATGCTACTTGAGTCATCTGGCTGTCTATGATCTCGCGCTTCAGAGCTCGGCCAAGTACGCACTCGTCTTCGAAGATGATGCGAGCATCGCGTCCGACATTTACGGCTCCGCCATTGACAAAATCCTTCGCGGTGATCGGAACGTGCCTCATGATTGGGATATCATGCTTCTTGGTGTGATTTGCAATGACTGTCATGAATACAATGGGGAATACAATGTCGTAGACGATTTCTTCGGCTTACATGGATACCTCATCAATCGCCGGGCCATGGAGCTTATGAAAACCACCCTTCCCATAGAGACACAGATTGATATTCGGATGAGCATCCTGTGCCGCGAACAAAAACTAAAGATCTATAGCGTCATTCCTACGAAAGTTGGGGCAGGGGACTTTGGCACCGACCTACAGATGCGTATTGAACAAACTAAATGACCCAAACTCATAACATTATATACACTGGTGTTAATATAATTCACATATGATATTATTTTTAAGAGGCCATCTTAGAAGATCATTTGAATCGCGTAAGCTTTACGAACTACTCAAAGATATTGCCGAATCAATTTCACCTATGCCTTTAGATATCTACATTCATACTTGGAATATAATACAATCAACTGTAAGTTGGAGGCCTTTAGAACAAGATGATGCGGCGGTAACAATAGATATGATACATACGTATTTCGATGATATGGCATCTCATATTAAACATATTATAATAGACGATGATCGTAATATCGTATTAAAAGGAAACCTAGAAGGCTGTGTCGGACGGAGCAGAGCTCCGCTTTTAGGATGGAAACGGTATTGGTATGGACAATATCATATGATGCGATACATATCAACACATGCAGATATGGCTGATACCATAGTCAATATGCGCTTCGATGTTCTTGAGAATTCATGTAGTTTTACTAACGAACAAGTCGTGAACTTCGTCACAACTCTTAAACCGCCATTTACCAAAAACGTATTCTTAAAAGATGCCGAATTTACAGGGTGTGACAATGCCTATGCAGGCAGCACAGCGACGATGCTTCGACTTGTGACACATTTTCATGATAAGCTTGATCTCATTTTGAAATTAGAACATCGCATTCAGTATCAAGAGTTTCTGGTGATGAAAGAGAACACGGCCATATTTGAAAAACCTAACCAAATTTTACGCAAACTTATCCCAGGATTGTAACCCGCTTGGTTTGTAATCCTTCCAGGATTGTAACCCTCGCGGTTTGTAATCCTTTGTAACCCTTTCATAGTATGGTATTAGGTTTTTAATATAGTGCATTAGTAAAAGCACCATGCATCGTGTGCGTCAAGCAGACTTTCTCACAGACAAGATACGAATCCTCGACCAAGGCGTTTATCCTCCCCCTATTTTGTTAAAATTGTTCCCGCCTCCCAAGCCCGAGCCACAACAGGTACTTGAAGTGAATAACCCTCATATAATCGTCATGAACCTGCTGGCTGATCAGATTAACCATAATGTTGGATTGTGAATGGGGATGCATACACTGGCTACTTAAAGCATTTAAAGAAACTCGTTTTTTGAAACGTCGTAATGGCTTACGACAGCGGAAAAATAGAGTGAAATCACCAAAACTTTATAAATCAGAAAATTAAATTGTTAAAAGTATTAAATGACTCCTGTGGCAATTCCAGCTGCCACCACCACTTCTCAAAAAAAACATGTAGCACCTCCCGTTTCGGCAGCACCGACCGACTCCAAGATCATTCATGATCGGGCTTTGCGCGACTCGTTCCTTCTGTGTCAGGTCATGTTCTTCGGCCTGACTCTAGTGACCATCATCGAGGCCTTGCGCACGAACAACGTCATGGCACGCGGTATCATGAACCTGGAATCGGCTGTGTCCCTCGTGGCCGGTTACGTATACACGATCTTTGGGCAGATGGCCAACGATCCGAACACGACCTATCAAGACATTACGCGCCTACGGTACTACGACTGGTTCTGCACGACACCGATGCTCCTGCTGACGCTCATCCTTTTCTTCTCTTACGAATCCGGCAAGCCGATCGCCTTCTCCAAGTATGCGGTCCTCTTTGTCCTCAACTTCCTCATGCTATACTTCGGGTATTTGGGAGAGACGGGTGCCATAGAGCGAAACGCCGGAGGCGCGGTAGCATTCGTCTTTTACGGTCTTCTCGTCGCGGCCATCTTGTATATGTTTGTTCTTGGGCCGAAAGGGAAGCTGGCAATCGACGGCTTCGAGCTCGCGATCTTCGCTCTCTTCTTCGTCGTGTGGACGAGCTACGGTATCGTGTATTACATGAAGGACATCGCCATGCGCAATCGCATCATGAACTGTCTCGACGTCGTCGCCAAGATCTTCATCGGGATCCTGCTGTGGGCGCATGTGTCGGGCATCGTGGAATTCACCAAGTAAAGGGTCTAACTCATGCACTTGGACTTGTCTTTTTACGCACTTGCTTAACATAACTGTACTGACCTTTTATGTCGGACAAGAAAACAGGTTTCTTGTGCACTTTTATAAACTTATACTTGCCTTTTTTATGCACGACATACTGGCGCATATTGTACAATACGTGTTTTTCAGAGCTTCCACCTAAACTACCAAGGTTTAATCCAGGTTGCGGTTCCTCTGTCATTTTTTTCTCTACACAACGAGGTATGCATTTTTGTTTTTCTTCTCGTCTTGGCAAAATTCTACTGGCGATGCTATTGTCATTTTGACACTCGTATTCACATTCAATCTCTTTATACCATTTAAGCCTTTCAACGACATTGCGTTGCTCTGTTGCATCTGTTTGAGCTTTTCTCAGATCTACCAATGTATTTATATTTTTATTCTGTAATTTCTCGATATTTTCACGATAGTTTTCTATATGTTTATTATACTCTTCAATCTTGACCTTATATTCATTCTGTTCTATAAGAAGGTCATTAATAAACACATCTTTGTTGATGAGTAAATTTTTTAAATCAGTCCTTGCTTCTTTTGCTTCTCTTATTTCTTCATTGAGTTCACGTATATTTTCAATATATAGGCGTTCATTTTGTTTTTGATAAAACATTTCATCAGTCACATGTCTCAATTGTTTTTCTAAAGAAGCTTTGTCTTGTTTCATTTTTTGCAGAACCTCATCATCATATTCAGCATTTCTTTGCAGTGTTTCTAATTCGTAATTTTTTTTTAACTATAATGGCATTTAATCTATCGACAGCTTGTGCATTTTCTTTCAATCTATAATCATTTATTTTGCGCAATTCCTCTTTCAATTTGACAATATCCTCATTTTTTGACACCTGCTCTGCATATTCAAGATCTCGATGTTGTTTGTCTGTATCTCGACAAAAAGATAAAATCTCATCGAAATTCTTAATTATAAACATTTGTTTAAACAGATTTCGAGCCCAAATACGGTGCCTATCATCAGATATTAATGGAATACAGAAATACATAGTCATTGCAAGAGCATATACATCATTCCAAATTCCACTTTCCCAGTAGAGCGAATCGTCACCTTTCTGGATTATCCAGTTGTTGAATGTGGTATTCTGCATGATGTCTTGATCCACCCAATGACTTGCACTTAAATGACTGAAGAGAATTTTAAGCTCATTTTTCAAGATATCAATAGAATATGGTACAAACTTAGGAGTATGTATATATCTTTCTGTTGAAATAGAACCATAATCTGCGAGTATGAATGATAATTCACCTTTTTCGTCTCTCTTGTACAAAATATTTTCAGGTTTGATATCAAAATGATGGTAATTCTTTTTAGCTAATACTTGCAAAAATTTGCACGAATCGTTTACTAAACGCACTACATCGTAAAACGTTAACTTCATTGATCGACTATTTAGAATATCACGTATGCTCCCGTCAAATTTCTTGTATGGAATCGCTGTTTGTACAGTACCATGCCTACATCCATTACAATAACAGCTTAATTTTTTAATTGTACGGTGCAAAAGAGTCGCTTGAGTATTATTTTCAAACAGCTTTCTAACCACCTCATTTTTATCAAATTCTTCCTCCAGATTCGCATTTGGGTATTTACTATCTTCTCTGAATACTTTTAAGACGTATTCTTTTTTCAAATCTTCAACCATTATTTGTGGCATTTCTGCATTATTATCGTTTATTTTCATGTTGTATGAACAAAAATCGTCAACATCACCAACAATGCCAAATGAACCTTCGCCATAGATTTTTCCACCTTTTTGTTTTAATTTTCCCATATATTCAACAAATATCTTTTTCTGTCCATATCACATTTGGGAGCTATTTCACTCTCTCCTTTACACGTAAATTTTTTTGTTGCTATCTCCATTCACGGTGTACATCCCTCCTCGTTTGCCGTGGAAGATCTCAAACGACCCCTTAAATCCCGGGAAATACCGAATCTTCTTCAATGCATGTACATCTTTATGGAATGTGGGTCCATTGTTATTGTAGTGATAATGCATCGTGATCAGTTCGTTAATCACTCGTTTCAGTTTGTTCAGCTTCAAACGGAACTCCGGATATTGTAATAAGAAGCACAAGAACTCTTGAAAGCGTTTCTGCGAAGGTACTAAAGCCTCATTCTTGCCAGTCGGACGACTGAACACAGCTCCAGCTCTTGTGACCATTCTGATAAACGTGGGCATAAGTCCGCTAATTATATGGGCATCAGACTTTGTTTCTGGATGCGCCGATACATGTTTGTATACACGCGTAGCCGCTTGTGACTCACATGGGAGAATCTTTTTATTCATTTTCGCCAAAAAGTGCCAGGTTATTTTCAAGGCTTCGATGTCTCCGATGATCCCTAGCTCTTTTTGAAGCGTGAACCTAGCAAGCGGCTCGAGCTCTTCTCGAAGCCATTTACAACACGAGCGCACAGCAGCAATCTCGCGGCTATTCAGAAAGTCTTGGGCAAAGGCGAAAGATGGGATTGTTAGCTTCATTTCTCAAGGATAGCTGACAAGCATCCGACCGATTTCAATTTTTGAGGGAAAACAGGCTTTTTCCAAAAAATATTTATGACGTACAAATAAACTGGAGTCCTATTCTATACAAAGCCCCGAGTATATATGGTATGCGACTGTGACTAAATACAGCGGGTTTTACAAAGTGCGCGTAGGTGCTGAAAAGACTTGTGTCATGCTCACTGTCTTCCGACGGGAGCCTAGCTGCAAAATCGACGCCTTTCAACATAACGTCAAATGCACTGCTGCGCAAAGTCTAATACGCGGTGAAGGAACAAAGCAGATGCTGAAGGCGGCCCTTCGTTTTGTTACGTTGCGGTTTCCAAAAGCACAAGTATTCGAGTTCGCCGATACTTCCGCAATCAACTGTAGTCGGGGAAAGACGGTCAGTTTGATCCATCATTACTTTGCCAAGAAAGGAAAGACCTGGTACCAGGCCCATTTCAATGCTGTTCCGGAAGGTGGAAACGCTGTTCTCGCAGAGTTGCGGCGACATTTAGAAGAGCCACCGACCATGCTGTTCGACGTCTTTTACGACACTTACGTAAGACAAAGCAGCTCTACGATTCGTAAGCACAAAGCCGCATTCAAACGCGCTTACGAATCAGCGTCGTCTTTCAAGGCCTTTGTCTCCAAGCTCGACGAAGAATACGATTGCGCCATCTTTTACAAGTGGCTAGAGGAATACATGGACTCTGTATCACCCATCAGATTGTCAGAGATATGGTGGACGATTCCAAGATCAGAGGTTGCAGCGTGGCCGAAGCCAGTCTTGACAAAAGTCGAGACGACACCTATGTCAGGAGGCACTTTCAAGTCGTTGCCTCGTGCGACAAAAAGAGGGCATTTTTAGCTGAGATCTACCTCACTCATGAAATGGCGCCTGAAATAATCGTAGACATCGACGTTTTCTTAAAATAAGACCAACGCCCTATTATGTAAATACGATGAAGTACTTTTACATCCACGTAGACATATGAAGAATCGTTTTATATATGTTAGCAACAAATATCCGTCGTTTTCTTAGAATGTTCTGTAAAATCTTAGAATGTTATAGAGTTCTTTATAGATGTTCTTTTTAAATTATATGGAGAGAGAGGGAGTATGTTGTTTACGTAACACATCCGCACATAGGAAATTGATCTTGGACCCGCCTTTTGAGAGAAAACAAAGGACCTCCCTCTCTCCTCAAGACTTTTTGTATAACATCTATAAAGAACTCTATAACATTCTAAGATTTTACAGAACATTCTAAGAAAACGACGGATATTTGTTGCTAACATATATAAAGAGTTTTTCTCCTGTAACGTGAACAATATAAGGAACAATTGCATTAGTTTTTGAATTGTTCACCCTTAAAAATTTAAAGATGAATGAAACTTGATAGTGATTTAAAGATAAAAATCTCTTGATCTATTATAAAAAAAGAAGAACAATGGCAGATGAAAGTCACACAAAACGGCTTAGTTGTAAACGTTGCGGCTATTCATCAACGCGATATGATGCTATGCGGAAGCATTACATGCGTAAATTCATATGTCCTGCAAAACTTTCTAATGAATCTCCTGCAGAATTATTGAAAGAGGTATGCATCCGCGAATGGTCTGAGTTCAACAAAGAGACAAATACTTATGATTGCAAGTATTGTGGGAAGAAATACAAGACTAGTGCAGGCAAATCCTATCATAACAAGCGTTGTACCAAAAAAAATAAGCCTGTTGAAACTGTTGCTACGACTGAGAAGGAGCGCGTCGATGTCCTCGAGCAAAAGAATAAAGAATTGGAAGAGCAGATCCAGGAGCTTCGAAGGCTCGTTATAGCAGCACCTCATATTCTTAACAATAACAACAACACCAACAGCCACAACACTCAAAACAACAATATCACGAACAACATCAACATCCTCGATTTCGGCAGCGAGAATACATCGACCCTCACCCACGAGTTCCTCAAGGACTGCCTGTATCGCTGCCAGCCGATTGAGACCCTTCCCGAAGACGGCGAGAACGGCCTGACAAAGCTGATCAAGCACATTCACTCTCTGCCAGAGAACAAGAACGTGCGCGTCCGCAACCTCAACCAGTGTCTGATGGAAAAACGCCAGGACAACCGATGGATCGCCGCGGACAAGAGCGCCGTCCTCGACGAGATGGTGAGCAAGGGATATCAGATAATCGACAAGTTCAAGGATCGCAACCGTGACGACCTCGAAGACGATGTCCAGTTCCAGGGCGTCATCGAAGACATCGACGAGTACCTGGACGAAGTATCGACAAAAAACAAGCACGTCGTCGGCCCGATCAAGCGTGACGTCTACATCATGCTCATCAACGACAAGAGCCACGAGATCGTCCTCCTCGAACGTCGGCCGACGACTCTAGTCGAGGTATGCGCCAACAAAAATATATGATATACATCTAAAGCAAAACAATGACCGACAAGAAAGAGCTGCAACGTAAACTGGTGGAAGAGTATGTGAAGACCCTTTTCGAGGTGTCTGCATGCACCAACTCGCAATGCTCAAAAGAAGTCGACGCCCAGTCAAAGGCTTCGTTAAAAGCGGCGGCCAAGTGGAAAGAAAGCTCTAAAAACATGTCGCAGGCCGAGATGGTACAGGCATGGTTGAAATCCAGCCAGCAAGAGATGCTTGAAAGCCCCGAGGCCAAGAAACTGATGCGATGTCAGTGTAAAAAGTGCGTCGCTGTCGTATCTAAGCATCTCGAGGCTCTATTGGCAAACAGCGAGTTCAATTGTCAGAAGGCGAAGAAGAACAAAGACTCGTTAGATTGCAAAGTTATCGAACCCATCCACGCGTTTTTGGCCAGCCAAAAAGAAGCTGATTATGTGCGCGTCAAACGAACCCAATTTGGTGCTGGCAAAAGAAAGAAGGCAATGGTCGCCAAATAAATATACATTATGAGTATATGCCCCCGGTTTCTGCCCCAGTATCACAGCCAGCGTATACGCTGAGCCGGCCTCAGACACAGAAAAACAAATTTTGTGCATTCGGCACCGACGACGATCTCTCTGTTCTCGTGAATCCAAAAACGCAGCGAATGGCTCTCTGCGAAACTGGTAACGTATTCCAGTATGAAACAGACTCCTCGGGAAAAGCGCTTATGGATGCCTCAGGAAATTACATCAACACGATGAATGGCAAGCCTATAACAGAATCTGGAAGGTACCAAGGACATTGTTGTACCACGATGCCTTGTGATACCCAGGTTTCTTGCACCGTGAATGTGAATGTTTCTAAGGATTCAGCAGGAAATGTGTCTTCATATAGCACAACCACAGACAAAATCGCATCTTCTCCTCCAGCCCCAAATGGGTTGAGTTACATGATATTGGATCATTCCAAGTTATTGGGCATGTACTCAGGGATGTATGCCGATGCAAAGGTTCCGGTTCCCGACAATATTGGCATAATGATCAAGAATAAAACAACGGCGGATTTCTATGATGAATACGGTAACTTACAACAAGATATGGCGAGTTGTACAGATAAAAAATCTTGCAGCGAAATCAGTATCATAGCAAGGATGTACGAGGGGCTCACCTCCGACACCTGATTCATGACTCAGGCGAATAACATGCGCTTGGCGAATCCTCACATGTTTTACGGCATCGTTGTCGGCGCGATCGTGCTATTAGGAATCATCATATGGTTGTTCACACTGGCAATCTCCGCATTGAGTGCGCCAGCGTCTGTACCAGTTCAAGCACCAGTGCCCGTCCCTGCTCCTCCGCAAGCAACAGGAGGCAAATGGCGATCGCGCCGTTAACGCCGCCATTTTCCGCCGCCACCAATGTGCACTGGCGAGCCATGTGCCAGCGACGCGATACTTGGACTTGTAGAGACAAAGCCGACCCAGATCATGATCATCAAGAATACAACGACGATCGTCACAAGTGGCCACAACCATTCCCTCGAACTTGGTTGCTCCTTCGTTGGCACAACAAACATTGCAGGGGCCGAAGCTGAATTGCTACGTTGTATTCCAAATTGAACCGACACAGGTGAGGACATCTCTTATTTTAATAGTTGAAAAGTTTATTTTTCTTACGCCTTGCACACATCCAATGCCCTTGCTGTCCGGTGCTCGATCCGACAATCTCCGTCGACGACCATCCTCGTAGCCAGCAGCATCGCCTTCTGCAGAATCATCTTATCAGAATTGTGCCACTCATCGAGGCCGGCGAACGCCTCATTAGAACATACAACAGACACGTTCGTCTTCCGCAGCATGATGTGCACCGTATAGGTGATGATATTCATGATAGCCGGGATGCGTTTCTCAGTGACGACATAGGTCACGAATGACTCGATAATAGGGGTGAAATTAAGCGCCGCTACACAGGCATCCAAAGTTTCGTCCGCCTTCTGCCGATTGCATGCCAAGGCCCGCCCTAACAAAACACCTGCGTCGGGCAGGATCGCTTTGAGCACTTCATTCGAGAAGGCGACGACTCCTTCGTTTTCGATCCCCAATTGCTTCAGTTTATGAACCAGTTTCACTGCCAGCTTTTCGACCACGATCGACGCAGAGTAGCTCATTGATGTCGTAATAACAGCGTCCTTCACGCGTCTGGTGATGCCGTCGGCGTGACTCTTGGCAATGACCGCGCCTTCGGCCATCGTGTTCTTGACACGTTCTTTTATTTTTTCGATGTTTTCACGGATTCCTTCCATGACCTCCGTCATGAATCTCCAGCCTCCAGTGTGCTGCTTGACCCCTTGATGTGCTACACCCGCTTCTCCCTCGCCAACATCATCTTCATCGACGTCTTCCTCGGCATTCTTTTTAAGATGATACACGGCTCGGCTGTAGATGTCGATCAATTTGGCATATAGCCGCTTGTTCCCTATTATAGCGACCAGGTTTTTCAAGAGACTAGTGAAGCATTCGCGAAAGACACGCGACTTGTAGCGACGCGACGAAGCTTCGAATTCACATAGCACTTTGAGCGTATCGGGACTCATATATTCCGTGAACGTTTTGGGCATATTGCGGATGTTCAGATAGTAGAGGGTGACGACGTCTTTCAACAGACCCTGCATCGCTGTAGACATATTTGCGTAGCCTCGGGCGTTCTTGGCGCACTCGGGAATAGTGTCTGGTTGTTTCAACAGGCTCTTGAGCCGGATACATACGATTTTCTGCACGTGCTTGGTGATCCCTAGGCTTGAGAGCACGTCAAAGAGTTCGGCTATGTTATGCGTGCTGGTGTCGCGGATTTTAGAGTAAGAATCGCCCTCTCTCGTCACAGTCGTCATACCACCACTCATTAATATAACGAGAGTTAAAAACAATTGTCGTTATGGGGGGCGCTGTCGAGCATTAGCGAGCGTTAGGCACTGAAAGTGCCGTGGCATCCCCCAATGAATGGGGGTGCTGTCGAACGAAGTGAGCGTTATGGGGCGAGGCACTCAAAGTGCCGTGGCATCCCCCATCCATTAGAGCGCCTCAATAAACCCTTTGTGCATGATGTTGTAGACATCGGTATTCGTCACCGGCGCATAGTGCATGATGATCTTAGTGAAGAAGAGAAGCTCAATGCAGCACACTGCCACAAAGACGATGGCATTGTGCCCTAATATGTTACGGAATTGTTCCCGGGTCAGATTCGACACAATCAACGAGCATATCACGAAGATGGCTAACACAAACCATATAGCAATCGCCAACATGATGACATAATGGTTCGTCTGGGTCATGCAGTTTGACGGTATCCCTAGCATAATGATCTTGTTCACGTAGTCTTTTGGTACACCGTTGAGAGCAACCGATGAATCTGCCATATGAGACAACACCATCTTGTTCATTTTTTGTACGACCTCGTCGCTTGCATAGCCGACAAACAAGACAAGGATGACCGTATACACAAGTAGCATGTGTAACGCTATGTCAAAAAGAAACATCTTTACAATGTAAGAACAATATTTATGGCGGACCTTATACCCGATATTGTAGACATGTTGATCCAGATTCCCTTGCTGAGTCTCGGCATCGTCGTCCTCTTTTTCACCTATGGCACACAGGTTCAAAAGCAGGTTATCGCGAATCAACTCAAGAGTGCAGCTGCCTATTGCATGCACCCCATGTCTGTGTTATTGCCCGACGAAGCCAAGCAAATGGTCAAAAAATATTTGCAGTTGCCATCTAACAGTGCCGCAGAAGATGCAAAGGTCGAAGCTAACAACAAGATTCTCGAAGAGCAGGTACTAGTGTGGCTCACAGGGCTCATTATCCTGTTCACGATCATTATTACCTTGATCCTCTTGATTTATCGACATCCCTTCCCATGGGGAAGTCTGTTCGACGCAATCACTATCACAGGGTGCGTTATGCTGGTCGAGTTTATGTTTGTGACCATCATTTCCGGGAAGTACATGGTTGTCGATGTGCAAAAGATGTATGCGACATTTATGTCCAAGATATCTGTCCAGTAAAGACCCCTATTTAAAAACAACGCGCTATAACCGTCCAATGGCCGCCGTTATGATCGTTCTCGCGCCCACAGGCGGAGGCCTCGGGAACCTCCTTTTTCAATATCACGCCGCATACACGCATGCAAAACAGGCTGGCTCCGAGCTCTATATTTTGACGGACCTCAACGACGACCGCGGACGCCCGAATATCCTGCATTACGCCCGACTCTTCCAACACGCCAAGTTTATCACAAAGGAAGAGATGCATGCTCTTGCCCCTCAAGGCACGAAAGCTATTTACGAAGAAGAGTGTCACTTTTATGTGCCGATCCCCAAGCACACCGAGGGTCTCCTGATCCTCCGTGGCTACTTCCAGAGCTACAAGTACTTCACCTCGCACGCTGAAGAGATATCTCAGCTTCTCAGAAGCAACGAGCAACAGACGTGGAATCGTGCTAAGTCGCAGTACGCACAAGTCGGCAAACAGAACACTGTCTCTGTGCATATCCGCCGCGGAGACTACAAGCTTCGCCCCACAACGTTCTTGGTGTTACCGGAGTCGTATTACGAGGGCGCCCTCGCGCGCTTCCCCGGCCGTTCTTTCCTGGTGTACGCAGAGGACATCGACGAAATCACCGGTTGGGACGTCTGGAAAAACCGCGATGTCTCGTTCGTCAAGGAGCCGTGCCCCCTGACGACGATCTTTATGATTGCGCAGTCGCAGGACCATATCATATCGAATTCGACCTTATCATTGATGGGGGTCCATATGTGTGAGAATAAAGATCGCCGAGTCGTGGGTCCCGATCAGTGGTTTGGTCCAGACGGTCCGGCGTATAAGTTGGAGGATTTCTACGTGGGGGATTGTGGCCCTAGGCTACCCCCACAGCCCCCATACTAGGGGCTTCGCCTACCGGGTTGCTGTCTATGCCGCGCGTTTTGTTTTTCGCGATTTGACAAGTTTCTTCTTGCCCTTCCCGCATGTATTGCACCCTCCTTCATTTGTCGCCCCATGATAGCGGCTGTTCGTTCGGGGTTCCGTCATCGGCGGTATCACTACCCGGAATTCTGCTGGCACTTTAATGTTAGCTTCTGGGGATTCAAACACAAAGGCATTCTTTGGTGCTCGCAAAGTCGAGCGTCCTCTTCTAGGCATGACTATCGGAGACGGCCATTTTGTCTGTGGCAAAGAGTTGGTTCTGTTTGGATTATGACGGGGTTCAGGTATATCATGTTCAAAAGGATTTACCGGTCTCTGGATGATAGCCCTAATCTCTCTGCGTCTTTGCGGAGAAGACGCTTTCACTCTACTACTTGGCATAGGTGCAATAGGGATTGCTTCGTGATCTTGGTACGAATGTTCGCCTCCAAACCGGACGATACGCTTCTTCTTGTCGCCCATCCTCTTTTACTTATAGGCACATCTTTTTACATCGGTGGAAAATGGCTGTCGTAGACCTGCAACGTGATGGCGAAGCACATGGCGAAGATCCAGCAATCGTAGGACAAGTAGCGGTGGTGCGTCGCCAATCTGGCAACGGTCATAAAAAGGGTGATAGCAGTGGCGATTCCTAAGCAAGCGATAAGGATAGTGTCAAGCACATGCATTTATAGTCACTGACATTATTATTATTGCGTCGAACATCCTCCACTTCATGGGAAAATCCCCAAGCCGACTTGCTCAAGTTCATCCCCCATTTGGAGTTTTGGAGTTTTAGTGGATTGCCCCTAAGCAGCAGCACTCGCACACCGTGTACTCGCAGACCCCACACACGATCCCTGTACAGCCTGAGTCGATAGCGCAGTTCAGGCAGCAGGCGTTCTCCAGGTACCGACGATTCACAACCTGGGCTTCGTCGTCGTGGGCGAAATCGAACTCGGGGATATGGTCGTACAGCTCCTCATCGTCGAATATGATAGTCATCGGTTTGGTCATTGTCTCTTCTTTTTTTCTTACTTGCTTTATCCTTGAAGACGACAAGGCATTTCAATTTTTCTTTAGCGCTCTAGTATCTCTGTAGAAATTCCTTAACACTTCTTGTAGCGCCCTTTGATGTCGGCGATATAGATTTTGGCGCCTTTGGACAGGATGTAGTGCTTGCGCCCGTCTTTGCGAACAGTATACTTGCGCTTGTTGTACATGATTTTTTTAGAACTACCACCTCCTATTTGTACAGGCACTTCTTCAGGTTTAACCGGTTCAATAGGTTCAACAGGCTCTTCTTCATTAGCAGGTTCCTGTTGAACAGGTACTTCTTCATTAGCAGGGATACTTTCAATAGTGCTTTCGTTACCAAACAGTGCATTTAATGTATTTATCTGATCTGTATCCATCGTTTGTTCAAGTTCCTGTTTAATTAATTGCTCGCTTGATTGTTCACGAGTGGGGCTGAGGTTCTTGAACTCGGAGATAATATACTTAATTGAGAAATGAGGATTTACAATAAATACAACATCATCGGGTTGATTCGCGAATAGTTTTCCATTTTCATTGATTTGGACCTGTCCATACTTTTTGGATATTTCAGAAATTCCTTTTACAATAAGTGCTATCATATTTTTCACAGAATTGTATTCACTATATACAATAGGACGCCAGTCCGTTTTATTTTTTCCAGTTTCATAACTATAGCTTAAATCACTTTGTTGATTTTCTAGTGTTTCATTGAGTATATTGATTAAAGGTTGAGAGCCGCTTTCATAATCACTTTTATTCACTGTGTATATGCATAAATACGGGAAACAGTTTATTTTTGTAGGTTTTAACATTTTTGTCACAGAGTAGCGATTCTGCTGAACAAGTGCTCTGTCAGTGTAGAGAGTGATAGTGGCAGAGTCCCACAGCCATCCTCCTTTTACTTTTTTAAGACTTTTAGTCATATTTATAATCAGCACACACTTTTTTCGCACTTCTACACTGTCTCTTAACACTTTCTCCCCTAATTGTAAACCGCGCACTTCATGTCGAATCTTGTCGGCTTAGGCAACGTCGGCATAGGTACCACGACGCCTCAACAACTCTTGGATGTTAATGGCAATGTCAATGTCGCGGGCACCATCGTCGCGGGAACCGGCACCATGTTCCGTAATCGCATCATCAACGGCGATATGCGCCTCGACCAAACGCGCCTCGGGTCTAATGCTATCGCCGGTAACGTCGCCGCGTCCTCGGCCAACATCGCCCAGTCTCTCGATCGCTTTCAACTGGCGACGGGCTCTGCATCGGGCACGCTCTCAGCCAAACAGGTTACGCTGACAGCCGCCGACCAACTCGCCATCGGAAACATCAGCGCCAAGGCCGTCGCCATCTCTCCAAGCGTCCAACCCGATATCACCTTCGGACTCACGACGCAAGTGACTTTTGATGGCAGCAACGCGGTCGACACATTGGGCGGCATCTCGGGTCCTACGTGGGTTGGAACACCGGCGTACACAACGGGCAAAATTGGATCGACAGCGTTGAACTTGACGGCCAATCCTACCAATGCAGGAACAGCCACAACTCTTGTAAACTATGCACTCGCATCGTATACACCCACTTCCACAACAGTTTCAATGTGGCTCTACCCAGGTGCTAATAATGGGACAAATACTCAATATTTACCTATGTCTACCTCATCTTCTACTACATCATGGTATTCATCAGTAGAGCTCGTTCTAAGTTATGTGAGCAGCACGTCTTATGGTGTCATGGTGCAGACAACGAACAATAATGGTGCTAGCTGGATTTTTGCACCATCAGGGACAGTTTCATCACAACCTGTGGTCAATGCAAATACATGGTATCATGTTGCATTTACGCTATTATACGGAGGCAATATGATATTGTATATTAACGGCGTTGCAAGCACGCCTGTGTCATACAGCACAGCAGGCAGTGCGTTCACCCTGATCACATTAGGATGTCGTTCAGCCACCAACAACCTGTGCTATAACGGCTACATCGACGACTTCCGCATCTACAATCGCGCCCTCTCGCCGCAGGACATCACCGCCCTGTATAATTACAATGCCACCACGATCCCTCTGCAGGTCACGTCGTCGCTCAGCACAGGCCTTGTCGCAAACGTCACATTTGAAGGTGGGTCCGTGCAAGACGTGCTAGGTGGTATGACGAATCCTGTGTGGACTGGAACGCCGGCGTTTACGACGGGGAAGGTGGGGTCGACAGCGTTGAATCTCAGCGCCAATCCAGTCGCAAGTACCATCAATACATGCGTGGATTATTCCGTGACGATTCCGTCAGCGTTTACCTGCACCTTGTGGATAAACCCGACATCGGTGGGCTCTGGTAGCACCCCCTACATCATCTGCTTTGGTGGGTCCAACAGCCCTGCCTATTCTTTGAACATCGGGTTGAATTCGACGGGTATATACGTCGATGTTTGGTTGTCGGGTGCCAATGGCACCAATGCTCAAACATGTTATGGCAACAGCGCGTCGTATGTCCCTGCAAATGCATGGTCTCATGTGGCCGTGACTATTTCCGCGACGCCGAGTTCAAGTGGTGCAAACACGCTCTATGTGAATGGTGTATTTGCCTCGTCCACGGTCACGAGTTCGGGGTATATCACACAGGCGAGTAGTGGGACTGCTACAACCAAGGTCAGACTGGGTGGGTACCTCGGTGGTGGCGCTTCCTATAGTGGGTACATCGACGATTTCCGCATTTACAATCGCGTCCTCAGCAGCAGCGAGATCGCCCAACTCGCAGGCAACACCCCTGTCGTACCCATTCCCAACTCGCTCGCGGTCCCCGCCGCCCAAACGCTAAACACCGGTCTCGTATCCTATTACCCTTTCGAGTCCGTCGCAGCACCCACGAGTGGCCTGACGACGAACCTGACCTTTGACTCGACTACGGCCGATGCACAGGGCGCGCTGCCAGCCCCGACAGTGACAGGCACCGCCTTCTCGACGACTCTGCAGAAAGTCGGCACCGGTTGCCTCGATCTCACAGCCAACTCTGTCGGCGCCAACTCGTTTGGTGCCACGGCCTTGTTAAGCTACAATTACAGTTTATCTGTGCCCTGCACCGTAGCGGCATGGATTTACCCTAGCAATGCTGCTCCAGGAAGCGGCTTGTACCAAATACCTATTTGCTTTGGTGCGAGTGTATTAGGGTTCGAGTTTGTTATCAATCCGAGCGGCCAAGTGTATATCGATGTGAATATGAATACGGGCAATAATACAACTTCTGGATCTCTATCCACGTCAGGCATCAGCTCCTCCAAATGGTCGCATCTCTGTGCCACGTTAACGCCCAACGGTACGGCGTATTTGTACATCAACGGTGTTCAAGTAGCGACGACCACTTGCTCTGGAACCGCACTCACAAACAACGGGACCTTCACCATCGGCCGAGATGTCGCCGGCAACTGGGCCTACAAAGGGCTCGTCGACGACCTGCGAATTTATAACCGCGTCCTCTCCGCCAACGAGGTCGCTCAGCTTGGCGGCTACACATACGACTATCAAGCAACCCTTCCCGTCACGACGCTTACGAGCGGCCTGACGACGCTGGTGACGTTCGAAGGCTCGTCTGCACAAGACACCTTAGGCAACATGACGTCCCCAACGTGGACCGGAACTGCAGCCTATACCACGGGCAAGGTCGGCAGCACCGCCCTAGATTTGAGCGCGAATACATCTCCAGGGAGCACCCCATCGACGTATGTCACATATGCTGCAGCGGCGCCATCTCTTCCATTCACCACCTCCGTATGGTTTTATTCCAAGAGCTCGGCATCGTCCCCTTCGTGTGTATGGGGTTTTGCAGGGGCATCATGGGCACACAGCCTGGTTTTATACAACGGGCAAATGTACTCAGATTTGACCATCGGCACAGTGGGATCTTCTGCATCTGGGAATCTGCAGATAGCCAACTCTGCTGCGACAGCTGTGTCAATCAATACATGGGTGCATGTGGCGATCACGGTCGACCTGGTTTCACAGACCCAATCGATGTACATAAACGGAGTGTTGGCCAAGTCGGTCACCAATTTGCCGACCTCCGGAGTCATGGTTTCGAGTGCATCCCCATACGGGGCTATAACACAGTTGCGCTTTGGGACCAGAGGCGACATGGCCGCTAACGCATGGCAAGGATACATCGACGATTTCCGGATTTACAATCGTGTCCTCACGACCAACGAAATCGCCGCGCTCGCCGGCTACGCGAGTCCCCTCTCCATGGTCGGCACGGCTCAGTACGTCAGCGGACGCATCGGAACTCAGGCGCTCTACCTGGCCAACGAGGCCAATGTCACTGCGGTATCATTATCGTCGAATTACGCTCAGTTCTCAAATTACAATGTAAGTACTGTCACTGTGAGCAGTTGGGTGTATATTACACAGGTCCCTAATTCTGGGGTTTCTTCGTGCATTTGGGTGTTTGGGTCGAGCTCGGAGGTACTGCAACTCATGCTTTACAGCAGATCTAGCACACAGACCTTTTTCTATCCATGGGCTGGAGCTGGAGATTGGCCTACCATCCCGGCAACGACCGGGACATGGTATCATACCGCTGCAGTCTTTGTGGGAGGGTCTACATTTGCACTATATGTCAATGGTTTGTTGGCGGTGAATTACACATCAGGAGTGAATGCTGCCGCGTCGGGCCAAACGTTCCGTCTAGGTTGCAATTCTATTACAAATGTCAATGGAAACCGCCCCTTCGCCGGCTACATCGACGACCTGCGCATTTACTCTCGTGCTCTGAGCGCCTCTGAAATCGCAGCGCTGTTCTACGCCGGCCAATCTACTGCCTACACACTCTACCAACAGCCGATCGAGGCTCAGACGATCACAGACTTGGCATGGGGAACCTCGAACGCCCAGAGCGCCTCAATCAGTGCATGGATCAAAAACAATACGCCGGCGGCCCAGCAGTTTGCCATGGCTCTCAATACGAATCCGGCGGGCCTGATCACGTGGATTCCGTTTGAAAACGGCTCGGCGGTCGACGTGATGGGTTTCCTGTCGCCTCCTGCAGTCACTGGAACGCTGTCTCTATCTTCGACAATCTATAAAATAGGATCGAGCGCCCTAAATCTCACGGCGAACACCCCTCAGGGGACAGCTACTGCCAGCGTGTATTATTCATTAACTGCCCCACCTCTGATGAACAATACATATTCATTCTGGTTCAACCCTTCGAGTATGACGGCAGCTCAAATGATATTCACATTGGGTGCTGGGTTGAACTCTGGAAGCAATACGGCATTTAGTCTACAATTCTATATCGCATCAAGCACATCAATACAAATAGATATATACAGTGGGTCGTCTGGCTATGCATATGCCATTACGGTTCCAACTATGACCACTGGAACATGGTATCATCTCGTAGTCGCTATTTCTGCAGGCATGCCATCTTTGTCATATTTCAATGGTGTTCTCGTTGGTACAGGACCTACAGTCTCGGCGACAGCGACGTATACGTGTGTCGGCAGTACTATTCCAGTAACGACATTGCGCCTCGGATGTCAGCCCAGCGGCTTGTACGCGTTCCAAGGTTACATCGACGACGTCCGCATCTATAACTCTGTTCTGACGCAGGCCCAGGTCTATCAGCTGTACATCAACAACGCCAACTCGACGGCCCTCTCGTCGTATCTGATCCCCCGATCCCTCGTCTACAACACCCCCAGCATCCCGTCCGCAACGTGGCAAAAGGTCGCGTTCACAGTCCCCGGCGATGCTGTTGGTTCGTATGCCACAGACACATCCAAGTCGCTGACGCTATCCTTGTGCCTCGGCGCGGGCTCGACTGTCAGCACATCCAACGTCGCCTTCGCCTCGAACAACGCCGCGAGCGTGTGGCAGAACGGGATCTACTATACCGGATCCAACATCCAGACCTTCGCCTCTTCGAGCAACAACTTCCTCACAAACCCCTTCAACTCGGTGCTCCTGACGGGAGTCCAACTCGAAAAGGGCTCTGCTATCACGCCTTTCGAGTACCGCCATTATGGCGCCGAAACGTCGCTAGCGAATACCAATATCCTCGCCAACTATCAATCGACCTACGTCGGTAATAACGCGGGAGCCGGATTCTATATTCCCCGAGCCCTCCAATCGCTGAACAAGGTCGTCTACACATACACGGGCGCGGACCAAACGTTCATCGTGCCTCCGGGCGTGACCATGATCTTCGCCAAGATGTGGGGCGCCGGAGGAGCCGCAGGAAACATCGGAGGATGGTCTTCGGGGTCTCCGGGAGGTGCTGGTGGGTTCACGGTTGGCGTCCTCGCTGTCACACCTGGCCAACAACTGACGGTCATGGTCGGTGGTGGCGGCGTGCAATATGGGACGTCGTATGCGTATGGTGGTGGAGGAGCCCTTTACAACAACGGTGACAATCGGTATTGTGGTGCAGGAGGAGGCCGATCCGCGATCAGGTATCAGAGCTCGGATCTAATGACAGCGGGCGGAGGAGGGGGAGGCGGTTCTCAAAGCGTGCAAACTGGTGTCAATGGATGGGGATGTGGCGGCGGAGCCGGAGGAGGACTGCAAGGACAGAATGGGATGTGTTTGTATCCGATCTCTTCTCAAAACACGTATGCCGCTGGCGCTGGAGGGAGTCAAACGATGAACGATTTTAATTTCAGTAGCGGCGGGGTCCTCCTGTCGTCGCAAGGCGGGAATAACAATTCAGGATCTACATCGGGTAGCCAATACCAAGGAGGAACCGGTGGAATTTCAGGAACATATCCATATTCAGGTGCTGGTGGAGGGGGCTATTACGGTGGTGGTGGAGGACAATATGGTGCTGTCAGTGCAGTCATGCCAGGTGGTGGCGGCGGTTCAGGTTACGTAGGCGGGTGTGTAACGGGACAAACCGTGACTGGTTTGAATTGGACACCACCTGCGACAAACGATGTCGACTATGTTGCGGGCATCGCTACGGGAGGCCCGGGAGGAAGTTCGACAACTGGAGCTGGAAATGTGGCGGCGAATCCGGTGTATGCGGGCGGGAATGGAAGGGTGGTTGTTTATTACTAGTGGGGGATTGTGGTCCTGGGGCGAGCGCCCCAGCATGACCACCCCCCACAGCCCCCATTTAGGGGCAAGCCCCCACAGCCCCCATTTAGGGGGAATTTGTAGTGGGGGATGCCACGCACTTTCAGTGTATACAACTCACTACGCTTGACAACAACGCCTCACGTTCTGTTTTTAAGAGAAACCTTCATGCACTTAGAAAACAGAAAACATATAAAAATAAAACCTTCATGAAGAAACCCTTAAAACATATAAGAAAAATCACCCCCAATTACCATTATTTCCGAGAGGTCTTTCTTTTTGCCTTTCGTTTTTTCCTCCCCCCATCATTAGTTGTTGGAAGGATGAATTTGCAAACAATCATATTATTTAGAGCATTTTTCACATAGTATTGGGGATCAGTTTGCACATCAGATTTGATTTGTTTTAATGCATTATCGTAGTTTTCTCCAATCTGAAATGATTCTAGAATGATTATAGAAGAATCTCCCATTTGCCCAGATATATATGGAACAAACGGTTTATAGGTGTTTTCACCCTGGTCGTAGTGAAGTACTACTTGATTATTAGTGAAAGAGTAAGAGAATTGTGGCACAACATCCACATACACAACTTTTTTGGTATCACCATTCTTAACATAAATAGTAAACTCTTTTTCATTTCCGGGAATATTAATTACATTCTCATCACCAGTGCTATCAGCCCTCTTGAGAACAACTGCGGAGTTGGTACCTGAAGGAGAGTTGGTACCTGAAGAAGGATGGATTCGTAAAGCTACGGTCTCATCCGGGTTTTCCCAACCAGGCGGTCTAGATCTATTCATAATATATATTAATGAAATAAAAATAAGTGACGCCAGAAAGCTCATAGCGAGTAATTTCCCAAAGTGGTAAACGTTCCACAACTCCCATCCCCCATCACCACCCGGTAAAACGCATAACAAAACTTGACCT